CAGCGCACTCAGAGATCAGGCGGGCGTGCTCGTGATTGTTCAGGACGATCAAGTTGTCTTCAACCAGGTAGTACCATTGGACCAGTAAAGTCCGCTCGTGGATTCGTTCACCCAGATGTCGCCCTTGTTGAAATTCTTGGTGGGGGCGGTGGTCTGCACGAACACCACGGGTGCGCCGTACGAACCATCGCTCCGCTGGCCCATGAACTGCTCGAGGATGTATTTCATCGCGGCGACTGCGGCTTGCAGCGACTCAATCGTCGCAACCGGATCAGGGATTGCTGGGCCATGTGCGAGGTTGTTAGACATTGGCGAGCTCCTTCGCACTGGTCGCTACTTCGAGCGCAAACACTTGCTCCGAACCATCCAGTTCGAACTGCCAGTACTCAGCCTTGAACCCGCTCGGTAGCCGGATCATCCCGCCCGATGTCAGCACGGGCCGCGTCAGAACCAGCCGCCCATCCGCGTAGACTTTCAACGTCAGGTTGGGTGTAGACGTGGGCTGTGCGAACCACACTCGCGCCGCCTCAAAGTTCTTCAATAGGTGGGCTTTGAAGATCTTGGATTTCCAGATGTAGTTCTGCGCCGAGCGCGAGTTCGACACGTCGATCCAGTAGACGTTGCCGTTCTGCATGATGAAGATCTCACCCGTCCACAGATCGGTGATGACGTTGAACACGGGCGTTGTTGCCACGAGATTCGTCCACGACACGCGGGGATCGTTGATGTCGATCAGCGCACCGTTATACGAGCCTGTGTAATCACCCTGCTCAAAGGCCGAGGTGTTGAACGCCGTGGGCTCAAAGCTCCCTAGTCTGGGCGAGCCCCAGCAATAATACGCCTGCGCGAGCTTGGCGGCGCGGAGCGAGCCCACGGTGAGGTTGTCGTTCCACTTGTCCTTGGTGATCATCTTCGCGGTCACCGTGCGGGTGCCGTAAATACCTATCTCGGTAATGCCATTGGGCGAGGCGTAGTACACACCCAGTTGGCCCGACACGATGGAGCCGCGCGACAGGCAGGGCTCGCCCGAGTTGATCTTGGACAGCGACATCATGTCAGGGCTCGAGCCCGTCACCGAGTACGGGTTGCCCGACGTACACACCACAACGGTCTGGTTGTAGAGCCCCATGCCCACGATGGGGAAGTCCACGGATACCGTGTAGGCGGCGGGCCATGCGTGCGGATGGTAGGGTTCGCAGAACCAGATATCGCTCCCTCGCCAGCCTGCGATCATGCCGTTGGGCATCGAGATCAGACCTTGGAGTCCAGAAGGCGGCGGGGTGTAGCCCGTGGAGGCCAGCTGGTTGTTCCCCGATACGGTCGTGTCCGAGATCGAGTCCGAGTAGCTGAGCGTGGCGATGGGGATCTCATCTACGAAGAAATAGGTCGCCACACCGTTGGAGCCCGTCACCGTGCGGTAGATGCGCGTCGTCGCCAGCGTGCGCCCGGTGGTGTCGCTCGTGCCCGGCGCGGTGAGCGTGATGCTCCATGTGGCCGAGACAGTGCCCGTAAACACGGTGGGCGGGCTCGGTGGCCCCTCTTCACCAAACGTAGTGACCCAGGTGTAGACGTAGGCCCGGACCTCAGTGGTGCCGGTGGTCGTTGCCGTCACACCAGGTGCTACGGTTGGCGCGGTCACACCCAGCGTATAGGCGCTCAGTCCCGCCGTGATCCGTGCCGTGGTGTTATATTGTGGGGACGTGGATGCACCCGCCCAGTAGATGCGGGCGTATTGGTCGTTGATAAGCGGCGACTTGATGACGTTTACATCCGGGTCGAGGAACTCCATCCAGTAGGACGCCGGGATATGGGTCTTGTCTGGATACGACAGCGGGATGCGGAATACCGACTTAACGGCAGAACTGGACCCCGTATAAAGCAAGGTAGGGGTCCGCATACCCTGTAAGGCACCCGAATAGAGCCAGGTGTTTTGGGCGAGCGCAGCGTTGTTATCCGGCAGAAGGCGATCATCTTCTGCCGGAACCATGCCCCCAAAAACCTGGATATTCGTCGCAACCATCGGGGATGATTACCCGGCGGTCTGGTCGATGACCGGCGTGATGCGGTAGCGCTGGATGACTGCGACGCCAACCGCCATCTCCGCACGGGTCTGGTCGGACAGGAACCCGAACTGCTGGCCAACGGTCACCAGTTCCGCGTCAACCACGGTGGTTACGGGGGTGGTTACGGGGGTGGTTACGGGGGGAGTCACGGGAGCGTTATCAGCGTTAGGATCAATGGTAGGCATTGGGTTTTTCCTTGGTCTTGCCATGTTTAGTGTGTTTCACTTCACCAGTTGTAGCTGCGGGCTTAGCGCCTGAATCCTTCCTGCTGGACCCACCCTGAGTGACCCCGACCGCAGGGTTTTTACCTGCGTGGGTAAGCGTGTCTTTCAGGTTGGCAAACCGCCAACAAAACGGAAGGAAGCCTTTGGCGCTGGCCAACAGGTTACTTCCGGCCCTTGCCGAAGGCGGCCATGCCTTTCTTGTCGGCCTTCTTGTCGGCCTTCTTGTCGGCCTTCTTGTCGGCCTTCTTGTCGGCCTTCTTGTCCGCGCTGGACTTCTCCCAGGCGGCCATATTCATCTTCTTAGCCATTGCTATCTCCAGCAGTTGGTTCGGGCAGAGTGAGAAAAAGGTCACGTTCTCTCTTTCGGCGGGTGGTCAGCCCGTTCAACACGACAAACTCGCCGTTCACATGCGCCTTGTTCCAAAGCGCGAACTGACCGGACGCACCCTTGAAGTCCCCGGCATTGAGCATCCGCAGGAGCGTGGATATGGCGAGAGCGTTTGGGCCGAAGTTGTACACAAACGACACCAACGCAGAGTACTGGTTGTCGTTGATGGGGATGCTCACGAGTCGCTCGACCGCCGTTCCAGCGCTCATAAGATCCCGCGTCAGCAGGTTCTCGGCAGCTTCGATTGTGATGGTCAGGTCGCCATGTACGTCGGGTCCGGTGTGACCCCAGCCAATGGTCCACTTGCCCGCCGGGCACAGATACGCCCTCAGGCGCAGGCTCTCGGCGTCTTTGATGATCTGCTTACCTGCGTCGGCAACTTTATTCACTTTGAATTTCCGAATTTGGTCCAGATGACGCCAGCGATCACGGCAAGCACCCCCATCGTGACCCAGCTGGCTACGGCGTGGCTGACGGACTTTTTGAGGGATCGCCAAGACTCGACCAACGTTCTCAGGTCATTGATGTCTTTGCTGGCGTCTGCGTCATGTAGTCCCAGGCTTTCCAGGGCTCGCTTCGCACCGCGCTCAGCCGCGTCGTCCAGCATTTTCTGCAACATCACCACGGAGGTCGGGATCATCTCTGAGTCTTCCAACTACCGATCCTCCGCAGGCTTGCTTGCGAACAACAGCCGGTTGGTGCCTTGGCTCCCGAAGCTGTCCCCGAAGTAGTACATGATCATCGCGGTCCAGGCGGACCCGAGCGCCCCCAACATGATGTCCAAAGCGCTCTTGTTCTCGGCGGGAAAGCCATGGAAACAAGCCGCCGAAAGCATCCCAAAGAACCCGACCGTCAGGGCAAACGCGAGATACTTAGGTGTGCTGTCTTTGACCTCGACCTCGCGACCTCGGGCGTTGGCCCGGTCGCCATACGCAAGCTTGGCATCGTCGATGTCGAGGGTCCGCATTTGGACCTTGAAGTCGTTGTCAGCCTTTTTGAGCGCGAGTAGCTGGTCTGTGCTGGCATTGGCGACGGCGGACGCTACCTGCTCAGGCGGCGTATCCGGTGCCAGGTTAAGCGCCTTGATGATGGCGGTGGTTGCTGCGCCAGCAAACGGGCCACCAATGATACTGGCTATGCTGGGAGCGACCCCCGCAAGCACCTTCTCGGCATCAGCCCAAAAATCGTCCATCTCGTGCCCTCTGAGCTATGGGGTTCGGATGGTGATGACGACGGTATCCTGCTTCACCTGACCGGCGGATGTCGTCATGGTCACCGTGATCGTGTAGGTCGAAGCGAGAACACCCAGCGACGCGTAGAAGATCGCGGTTGTCGAAGTTGTCGATGAAGCGTCCACCACGAGCCCGCCAGTCTCAACCGGCGACACGCTGTATGTAGCTGACGCGACCGTCTCCAACGTATCCAGCCAATTGGAGTAGTCGATGGTGTAGCGCTTGCGCTCGGAGGAGGACTTGATGAACTTTCCCAGGCTCATTGCACCCTCTTACGGCTACTCACTTGCATAACCCGGTCTTCAAAGAGCTCACCCAGCAAGGTGCTGGATTGTGGGACGATCAAGATCCTGTTCTCAGGATCTAATATAAGCACATTCTCTCCCCATGGGACATAGATAAACTCACTATCCCCAACAATAAACGACGACTTCCACAAATATACCGGCGACGGTACCTGTGTATAACTTCCCTGCAACGCTTGGATCACACGTCGGGCGGCGATGTTGGCGGCGTTGCCACTCGTTATGACCGACCCTTTATTACCTACGAGGGTAAAACGGCGGCTCAGGAGAGTAGTCGATGGTGTTATGGTGAACGCCCGTGTCGCCAGGGTGAGCTTGCGGCTGGCCGTCAGAAGTGTCGTGCCTGGAACCTCAGTGTAAGACCCAGCGGCCGCAGCCATCTTGCGGGCGCGCACGAAAGTTCCGGCGTTACCTGTCTGGGTAAATGCGCCTGTGGCCAGATTGAATGTACGGACAACGTTTGCGACCCCCGACGCCGAGGCGGTGGGTTTAGCCAGTGTCGCAGCAAGCGTGCCCCGGACGCCTACTCTGCCAGTGATCGCAGCAGTAGGTTTGGCGAGCGTCGCAGAAAGCGTGCCGGTGGCCCCTGCCTTACCCGCGACCGAGGCGGTGGGCTTATCCAGTGTGGCAGCCAGCGTGCCCCGGACGCCTACTTTACCAGTGATCGCAGCAGTAGGTTTGGCGAGCGTTGCGGCAAGTGTGCCAGTGACGCCTACAGTGCCCGTAAACGAGGCCGTGGGGTTGGCAAGCGTTGCAGCAGCCGTGCCGGTGACGCCGCCGACAGAAGCGACCGCACTGATAGTCCGGCGGCGTGGGTAGACCACGCCCGCAAAAGGCTCTTGGTAGAGCCGAGTTACCTCCGATTGCGACAGCGCACGGTTGTAGATTCGGACGTTATCTATCGACCCGGTAAAGTTGTTGCCGGTGTTTGCGTTGTATTGGCCCCCTAACGTGACCGTGCTGGAAACCGTGGGGAGAGCGGTAGCTGTGCGAGTGCCTGCCAACCATCCGTTTCTATAAAGGCTCTGCAGTTTCGCTGAGTTGGTAGACCCAACAACAAAGACTCTCTGCCCCGCGCTTATCGCGGAAATCGTGGGCTGGAGGTCGTCGCTAGAGTGGCCCCAACACAAATTGTTGTTATAAATATACGTGATATATTCAACATCGGCCGTTGCGGCCCCACCGAGAGCAACCATAATCGAGGACAACGTCGGCATTGTGTCGATCGTAATCCAGCAGGCGATGGTGCAAGGGCCGCCGGTGACGGCTTTGACCAGCGCGCCACTCGCGATTTGCGTTGCGTTAGTGAATTTAAGCCCGCGACCGTGCGCGCCACCGGGACCGTTCAGGCGAGACGTGTAGCCCGACGACAGCGTTAGGTTTTGCGCCGGATTTACCGCGCAGCGAACTTTTAAACCCCCCGGCTCGTTGCAGGGGTAGTAAGCAACCAACCCCTTATTGACTGAGTCCCCCCAATTAAGTTGGGGGTTTTCGGGGGTCGTAAGGAGTCGGAGCGTCCGACGATACGGCATGGCCTACCGGCCTATTGGTTCGTAAAGGTGATGCCCGTGAAGGACGCGCTACCCGTGGAGGCATCCAAAGCTTGTCCCGTGTAGTTCTGGATGACAAAGCCCCATTTGCGCGGCACCACGCCGCCGAACATCTGCGCGACGGACCAGACGCCACGATAGGTGGTGGAGATGGCCGGGCATGTGATGGTGTAAGGTCCTTTAAGGTTGGTGGGGCTGTCTAACGTTACCGCTGCGTTTGTGCCGACGTTTTCGGCCGAGGACGCGTTATAGGTGCTGCCGTCTTCCGATCCATAAACGTAGACGTAGCAGGACTTGTCGTTCGCCAGTGTGGACGAGGACGTTTTGACCGTCACCGTCAGCAGCGCGTCGTCGTAGAGCGTGGTGGAATTGTCGATCACCGCGCACCCACGGCCAGCTGTCGCGGACGATGCCAGGCTCGTGATCGTGCAGGTGATCGCCGTCGTTGAGCCATAGGAAACGTTGTCAGTTGTCAGGGTCATTGCGCGAGCGCCCCCGTGATGTCAGCCGCCGAGATTTGGTTCGGCGCGTTGTCCACACCCATGAACACCTCCATCACCCGAGCATTGTATTCGGTAATCGGCGGCGCTGGGATCTTCATGACCTGCGCTTTGACCGCCTGCACAGAGGCGTTGGACAGCACGCCCGCACTCTCGAGCGCCGCCATGCTGGCCTGCAAGGACTCCCAGGTGGACCCATCCGAAGTTGGGATGCTGGTCCACTTGTTCACCATCAGCATCAGGGACCATGCCGCCGATATGGCCGCATCGTTCGGCCCGCCAGTCGGCGCGGTGTTCGCAAGCTGGGAGATCTTGAACGCCTCGCCCGTGGGGACGATGATCGTTTCCAGCGTCGCGATACTGAGGTCCATTGGGACGGCGGGCGGCGGCTGGCCAGTGACCGTATAGGGCGTATTGATCAAGGCGACTTGCTGATCGACGGACTGACCCGCATAGCCACGCGCAGCCGGATCGCTTGTGAGTTCCGCCTTCAACAGCTGAAGCATGGCTGGGGTCATATCCGTCATCGAATTAGGCCTCTTGAATGGTCGCGCTGGTGATGCTGACCGGCGATCCGTTGGCGATGCTGACCGTGTTCAGGTTCACCGAAGCACCCGAGGTGCCAACATCGAGGTCCACCGTGCCAGCGCCACCCGCGCCCTGTGCCGCAGAGCGGACCCGCGCATATCCGGCGGTGAGCGTTCCCGCACCCGTGGCATTGGTGGTGGTGATCGCGTTGAAGGTGAACAGCGCCGGGCTTGCAGCGGTCCCCGAGCCGGATACCACGCCAGCGGTGGCCGACAGCGGCAACGACACAATCAGCGTGCCGGTCGCGGTCGTGCCCGTGTCAGTCGGCGCGGAGCCCGTGTAGATGTCCATGAACCCCGACGCGCCGATGGCGGTCAGAATGGCGTTGAGGCGTGTGACCTTCAACGAGCCGAGTAGATTGATTGTCGCCATGTATTACTCCTGTTTGGTATGCCCGGTGGCGCAGGCTTTGGCGGCTTAGGTCTTGGCGGCTTAGGTCTTGGCGGCTTCGAGGGTAGTTACCCGCGAGGTAAGTGCCTCAATCTTGGAAACCGCTTCCAGCAGCGCCGCCGTCAAAAGAGGTATGGCCTTGCTGAGATCTACCTGCTGGTAGACAGGGTTGCCTTCCGCATCGACGCCGTCTTTGGCCCCCGTAACCGCTTCCGGCACAACCAGCGCCAGTTCATGCGCCAGGAAACCATCAACCGTGCCGATCTCAGGAATGCCGATCCATGTGTGTTGGATGGGCTTCGCCAGTTTCAAACGATTGATTGCCCCGGTCAGAGGCGTGACGTTTTCTTTGCGTCGGTAATCCGACCCCGTGTTGTAGGACACCGACGCGCTGTTCGTCGTGACGGTGGCAATGCCCCCACCCTGATAGCCGAACAAGATCAGGCTTTGGTCGATCCGATCGACGCCTGTAAATATGGAAGTCCCTGCCGCCGTCTCGTGGGTCTTGAAAACCGCCGCATAGCCGCCGCCAGAACCATATTTATCAATGTTCATGACCGTCCCAGAAGACGAGCTTTGATAAAAATAGTTTGCGGTCAGCGAGCCCGAAAAATTTCCCGCAGCCGCCACCAGGTTTCCAGTTACGTAGAAATTTCCGCTGTTGTCGGTGGTCCATCTAGTGCCCGAGGAACTATCATCCCACAAACCGAAAATGCCGGTCGAGGCCTGTAGGAACAGATGTACTTTACGATTAGCGTTCCAGAACACCACGTCCTTTTCAGTGTCGTCGCCTGTGCCAACCGTGATCGTCGTGCCCGCACTAAGGGTCGTGCTGCCCGAAACCGAACCCGTAAATGTCCAAGCGCCCGTGCTCGTATTATACGCCAAGGGCAGTTCTTGGACGGCACCGGACCCGGAGGTGTCCCTACCCAAGATCTTCCCAGCCGCCATTGTGATGGTGTGGGACGCGTTCCAGTTGGACGGCTGGACCATCGTCGTGTCCGTGCCATCGGATTTACCGGATACGAACGGGTGGGTAATCGCGATAGTCATTGTGCTGGACCCCCGTTACCTGCTTAGGTAACCGTGAAAATGCCGTTGGTGCCGTCGAAGGTGACCGCCAGGGATTCGGTGGTGTTCAGCGAGATTGCCGATCCGTAGTCCCACCACGAGATCAGCGGGTTTGCGGAAGTCGTCGCGTTGTAGAGCACGGCATACCGAAAGGGTCCGATGGACCCACCAGAGGCGGTGAACGTGACATTGGTCCCGGTCACCTTGCCAACGCCGCCAGACGTGGAGTCCGTGATGGTCGTCGCGGTGCCGCCAGCCGTGTAGCCATTCCCAGCCGTAATCTCCGTGAGATCGGCCTTGACCGCGTTGGTCGCCACGGGGGCGGTATTGGTCAGCATCACGTTGAAGGTGTGCGCCGAGAAGTTATGCTTCGCGTCAAGCAGGTCTTTGGTGAACTGGTTGAACTTGTTGTACGTCGCCATAGCGAGCTATTCCTTTACCGTCGGCGCGAGCGGTTGAAGCTGGATGGGAAAGACCAGGCCTGCGCCCGGTAGACGTTGGCGTGCTGGGCTTCGACTTTGGCTTGCGAGATCGCCCCCTGGAACCTCTTCAAGTGGTAGATCGCCAGCTGTTGGTTCGAATACGGCTTCGCCAACTGCGACATCATCCGACCCAGAACACCGTCGAGAAGGTCATTCCCGTATTTGTTCAAAATCCAAGCGGGAAATTCCGGGTACCCGTCGCGCGTAATCGGGTCCGTCACCGTCAAACCAACGGTTGCCGTCCAGGTATCCGCAATCGCGGGTGCTACAAGAAGATCTATCGTTCCCGGCGTGGACATGCCCGCGCCCTGCGGGTAACCGTTCGAGTCCACCAAATAAAGCAGCCGGTTGATAACGCCCATCGTCGGTGTGATGTCGTACGAAGTGATCGTCGAGACGACGGGAACCGTGATGTCCTCTTTCCAGCAATTCGAGTTCTGGAAGAACTCATTCATCACCGAGAAGAGTTCATACTGGATGGCCGTGTCCAATGCCCCCGGAAGCCGGATGCGGGCATTGTCCATAAGGCGGTTCATGTCCAGGCTGGCCATGCGTGCCCCGCTACGACTGGATAGTTAGGAGTTGCGAGACGAACTTGTTCAGGAACACCGCCGAGCGGGCATCCTGAGTGTTTTCCTCGTCGCGTAGCTGGGCCTGACCGCAGACGTAATAGAGAAGCGCCACCCGGTACTGCGGATCATAGGTCACCGAAGCCGCCGTGCTGGTCGGGTCGTAGGTTGGGATCGACGTGCGAAACGTTGAAGCGACGAGATCAGGCCGCAGTCGGCGTGTCTCAAGCAGGCCCATATTCAGG